TTGGTTCGTGTTGTTGATGCGTCTGTTACATCAAGTGAGCCAGTAACACTTACTCCTGAACTTGTTGTTTCAATCTTTTTAGAGTTGGCGTGATAAAGCTCAACTGCACCATCAGTAATAAATTTTGCCATCCTGTCTGTGGACAAGTGTTTAAAAAATTCAATATTACCATTAGCCCCAACATAAAGATCGCCAGTTCCACGTTCAGAGATGTAAGAGTTAGATGCATCGTGATAAATTTGTAAATCACCACTTGCACCAAATGACGCTACATCATTGTCTGCAAATAGGATATTGTTACTATTAGTTGATAAATCACCACCAAGCTGAGGAGTTGTGTCATCCACAAGGTCTGTAGATATGAGACTTATTCGTCCATCTACATAAGCTTTGATTGACTGTTGTGTTGCTAAAGATGTATTGCTGTTAGAAGATAATGTATCCTCATCAAGAATAGCTGTAACTGTTGCACCACTAGCTAGTTTTAAATTACTGACATTTGTTACGTTACTTGCATCTAAAAACACTGTCTTTGCAGCTGGTAATGTACAGAATATAGTTCTGGTTCCCGCTGCCCAGTTCACGGCACTACCAGAATTAGAACTGGCTAGTATTGTTGTTCTTGCTAAAGTTGTACCAGAAGCAGTAAAAGTCCCAAGACCAACCTCAAAATCTGTGTTGTCGGTACAAGCATAATAAGTTGTGTCACCATCACTAAGATTGGCAGTGAAAGTCTCAAAACCAGTAACTGCCCCACCTAGAGTGTAGGTTCCCGTTCCACTGGTAGTCGTTGTTTCTTTTACTCTATCTGATATTACTAGTGCCATTATTTCAACTCTACAGTTAGATTCCCTGCATTAATTCTAAATATATCACCATCGGCTATTGTTTTACTAGCATCCAATTCCCCTACAAATAATATATTACCACTACTGGATGCATCTGCAATAATTACATGTGTTATAACATTTGTAGTTCCACCAGAGGCTGGAAACTCAATATTCGCAGAGTTTGTTGCTGTCTGAGCGTCTGTAGCATCAGAGCCTATTGTTGTCCAATTTGCTGCTGTCACTTGTTGTCTTGCATAATTTGTAAAATTTGCTTCCGTAACTGAACCAGTTTCTGCCGCCGATACGGCTGTAGCAAGTCCTACATATATACTATCCCCAGGGGATGAAAAACTTAGAGAGTTATTTTTGAATATATAATGTAATATTCTTCTCTCTAGATAATTGGTTGCTGCATTTGCTGTTGCCATTTTTAGCTCCTATGTTCTCGGTCTTGATGGAAGACCCATTCTATAACCATCTGTATTTTCTCTTGCTTCTCCAAAATCTTTCAATCTCTCCATGTACTGCATATACAATTTATCATAGTTTTGTATTACGTCTGGTTCACCTTTCATAAAAGTATAAGCCTCCGTAAGAGATCCGTAAAGTAATGCGAAAGGTGCATTTTCGCTTATCCAAGTTGTACCACTATCGGCTCCTGCGGTCAAACTAGTAGGTCTATAATAATAGTGTAGTTCTATGGTGTAGTTTGCATCTGGAGTAGGAGCCACAATAAAATTTGAAATATCAAATTGTGCGTAATATTTTGGTGTGCCTGTAGAAGAAGAACCATTATATGCTTCTTGTAAAAAGTTAACATCTTTATGAAGTAAAAACTGTTCACTACCTGCTGTTGTTATTTGAAGAGAAAAAGAGGAAAGATAATCACCAGGTAAGGATAAGTACTTATCATTGGTAGAAAAAGCAGAGGTAACATTTTTTCTAAATAAATCTAAATCTACAGACTTAAATATTTTTTCTTCTGCTGCTTTAATAAAATTATTCAAATTATTCACAAATACAGTTTCATCATTATCTGTGTAATCTTGTATGGCTGTTTTTAATGTTGCTAATGTAAAACTCATTTTATGCGCTCACCGTGATTGGGCCTGCTGTAGCTCGACTTCCGCCTCCTACAATTCCCCCTATTGTAGCCGTTTCTCCATTAGCTGTAAATGTATAACTATCGGTATTGACAACTGTAACACTGTATCCGGAGGCTTGTTCTAAAACAGACTTGGTAAAACCATCAAAACCGTACACATTTCTGAACCTAACAATATCCCCCGTAATTCTTCCATGTCCAAACTCTCTTACGGATATAAGACCAGACCCCGCCTCGTTGGAAGTAAACGGATTAAGAACTAAAAGAACTTCTACAGGATTTTCTATACGACTTGGTCTAGAATCTCGTAAAGCTTCTGGATCGGATACGGTTCTAAAAGGACCTAATTGAGGGTGTTTAGCTTCAAATTCATCAGGTCCTACTAAAGATCCGTTCCATTCTTTTTTTAAATCTCGATATTTATACCTCATACCAGATCTATCTGATATTCCATAGGCATGTTTTCCTTTAGCAAATTTAGCCATGCTTCTTATAATCCATCTTGATTTTTTCTTCTAAATGACTAATTAAAATCTTTCTCATATTCTCTGCTCTTTGTCTGTCTGTAAAAGAATATTCACGAATGTCATCATTACTTAGCTTAATAGAAAAGTTATAAAAAGCTCCAGACTTTTTTATTGTTGAAGCACTGCCAGAAGCTATCTTACTAGTATTAACTAAGGTTCCAAATTTTGTTTCTATTATATTTGTCATTAGTTAGACCTTAAATATGAATATTGAGGGCTTACCGTGAAACTAGACCTGTCTCTATCTTCTCCTATTGCTCTTTCAAACTCTTCTTCGTAAATAGCTTTTAACATTTGAGTTCTTTGGGGAGCTTTTTTTAATGAAAGATAATACGCTAAACCTGCCGACAAACACGGATAAAATCTAAAAGGAATGTCCATAGTATTTGTTTGAGAATCAACATCTTCTATTCTAGTAAGAGCATCATAGTAAATAACATCGGTGCTGTTTTCAGGAGTAGGCCAAATTTTTAAATTAGGGTTTATCTGTCTATCAAGAAAAAATTGAGTAGGTCTACCTGTGGTAGCTTTATTGGGTATGGCTAAATCATCTGATCGACTAATTCTCGTCATAGAAAAATCTGTTCCAGAACGTCTTACAACTAAATTAAGAACATCTATAACGTCTGTTCCTAGAGAGTATTCTCTGTCTCCAGATGTAAGAGCTTGCGTTCTTTGAGATATAGTCCATTGGTTTAAGCCCCTGTTTGCCCACTCTGCAAACATGAGGTTTAAAGATCTTCTAGCTGTAGTTAAATCATAACCTGTTCTTACTTCTAAACCGCATCTTTCAAAAGCTTCTTCTATGTATTCTGCGGCATCTAGCTCAAAATTTGTGGAATTAGATGTTGCCATATTAAGTCCTTACCCTTGTTTGTTTACGTCTATTTTCCATAACAACCCCACATCCTCTTGCAACAATAGCGCCTTTTTTTGTTTTACCGTTGAAGGGTCTTTTGGCCTTAGTAGAAGGAACTTCTCCACCAAGAGCCATTTTTGTAACTTTTGCCGCCTTGGTATTAGAAACAAAAGTTTTACCTTTTGAACCTTCTTTTTTCTTTTTCTTAGCAGTAGAAGCTCGTTGAGACTGCGATAAGCTGTTAGCTTTAGATCTAGGTAAACATCTATCAGGATTTTTCTTATCTTTTGAAGTACCACATTTACCTTTAATCTTACCGTCTGTACCTATTCGCACCCAATCTTGTTTTACCCAATCTTTAAGAGCACCCATTACTTTTTCCTTTTTGATCCTTTAGCATAATTAGGATCTTTGCAATATTTAGAAGCAGCCATATTTGCGTAAGCGCTTGGATATGTATCAAAAGTACGTTTAGCCCACGCTTTTCCAGCTGGGCATATCTTACTGCCTTTGCTTTTAGCCGCACCACCTTTTTTAAAATAAGTTACTTGAAGTTTAGATGGTTTAGGACCTGTTTTTACTTTGCTCATCATGATATTAACTCTTGCACTGCTGCTGCTCCTATAATTAAAACAGCTAACCCCCACATACGAATATCAAGCCCCTTTAAATGAGCTTTTTGATCATCTAATCGTTCTTCTATTCTTTTGTATCTAAGGTTACATTCGGCCTCATGTTTAGCTAGTTCAAACATGACTTGTTCGGTAGTCAACTCTTCTTTTTTAACTCTTCCTCTAGGCATCAGCACTTCCACCTTCTTCTAGCTTGTCGTAAACGACTGTTTGGATCCTTAGCTGCTTTTGGAAATTTTTTCATTTGTCCGGCGCTTCTTGCACAGTATGATTTCCTTCTTTTGGCAGCCACACTTCCTTTTTTTACTTTACCTGTAACAGCGGTTTTTAGTTTACTTCCAGGGTTTTCTCTGCGGTATCTAGCAACTCCAGCCTTAGTCATTCCCGCTCCAGATTTAGTGGAGCGGAAATATTTTTTAGTTTTGGGAGGTTGCTTGTCTCTCTCCCTAGTCATAGCTCTTTCTCATTTCAAGAGTAATAGTGTATGTATCTCCTACTGAATGTCCGACAGTAGTAAACATTATATCTCCTGTTTTTCCAGAACCTGCATTATTAGGTAGGCCTCCAAAGCTTGTATAATCGTGATAACCACTTTGGTTTTCACCTAGTTCAATTATAAAAGCATCGGATGTGGCATCAAAAAACAATCTTGTTTTCATACCAATACACTGCCACCATATTTTTTCAATAGTAACAGATGTGCAAGATTGACCATGACTATTTGAGGTTAAAGCACTCACATCTACTTTTTTTACAGCTGATTCTCCAGTACCGTCAGAAATATTAGTAAATTTCTGTATAACTTTCTTATCGCCGTCAAAAATAGTTTGAGAGGTTACTGCATCCGCCATTTAACCCTCCTATTATTGATCACCAAAAGTTGGTGCTGTGGCAGAAACTACATTACCCCAAACATACCAGTTTGTTGAATCTTTAGCTGTAATGTTTATTTCCATTATACCAAAGTCAATTAAAGTAAGTTTTGAGTTTGAGTTTCCATCTGAATACACAGACACATTATCCGCATTTGTATCTAAATGTTGTACGCCGCCAATAAAAAAGTTTGTGTCAGAACCTGTGTCGATAATAACATTTTCTGTCTCTTCTGCTGCACCACCGTATATTAATTTGAAATTAGCACCTGCAACTGGGCTTGGAAGTGTTATTGTACGGTTAGCTGTAACAGCTGGAACAACCAAAATTCTTCCACTATGTGTTGCATTGTCAAGTGTTTTATCTTCGTCACCTAACGCAACAGGGGCCCCCCCGTAAGTGGTTACTTCTGTTATAGTTCCTGTAGCAGTATTTTTACTTACAGCTTTAATGGTAGATGCAGATCTAATAGGACCTGAAAAAGTTGTATTAGCCATGTTTATCTCCTTGTCGTGGCAAATGTCAGTTACCCCATGTAACTGTCAAGGTTTAGTTTATTATACACAAAAAAAGAAGGGCGGCAAGTGCCGCCCTTAAAACTGGTGCATTAATTTGCTTGGAGGCTACGCTGCACCAGGTGTTCCGAATAAACATCTCCAGTCTGAAAAACCGAAGCTGTATCTTTCTCTTGCCTTAAAACGCATATTTCCAGTGTCAAAGTCACCTTCCATAGCTGTCTTAATAGCAGCTCTGTTAAAGTATTTTAAACCGTTTGGAGCGTCTGTCTTGATAAAGAATGCATCTGTATCAGTTAAGAAATGGTTTACAACGGCACCTTCTGGTAACATTCCCATGTTCTTAATTGCGTTTGCATCGTTATCTGCAGTTCCCGGTCTTAAATTACTGTTTAACACTCTTTCAGCAATAAATTGTAATTCTTTTGGAATTATCAACTTAGTACCTCTTACAGCAATTTTTAAGCCTCTCTCATCCTGTAAACCAGCAATGTCAATCAAAGCTTGCTCTAGCGAAGTCTCGTTTAAGTCTGCCGCTGTTGCTAATATGTTACTTTGATTACCGCTGATTGTTGGGTGAGCGTTACTTAATAAAGCAACTCCATCGCCACCTGCAGAAGCTCCTGCAGTGAAAGCGTTGTTTAACACAGCTGCAGCTTTAATTTGCTTTGTCTGTGCCATGGATCTTGCTAATGCTTTTGTGTAACGACCTGCAAGTCTGTCATAAAGATTATCCTCGATAGCTTCTTCTGTGATTGAGAAAGCTAAAGCAATAGTCTCATGTGTGTATCTTGCAGTGAAGGTTTCTTGTGCGTCATCGAAGCTAATCGCTCCACCCTCTGCTTTAGACGGTGCAGTTGAAAAGCCTGCTAACATCACTTCTTCTTCAAACGCTCTATCTGATGATTCCTCATCAAATATCTCTGCGTGTTCGTTTTCATAACGATCGTACTCTAGACCAAACAGGGCGTTAAGTCCAGGTTCTAGCTCTTTCGCTAATTGTGCTCTTGATATAGCCATTGTTTAAACCCTCCCTATATACCTGTTGTAGCGAAGGTACCAACCGCCGCACTTGTGTTAAGATTATAGTGACCGTTCAATCTTACGATATACTGATGACCTAATGCAGAATAGTCTGAATTAGCCGCATCTTCGTAAAGACCAACAATCCTTACATCAAGTGTATTAGTTGTAGCAGCTGAACTGATATCTAGCATATCACTAGATCTACCAGTAGCTGTACTACCGTTATTTACACTTGCCATATCACAGTTGACAAAAACATCTGCAAGAGCTGTTGCTCTATCAGTGTTTGTACCATCTGCAACTACAGCATAAAGTTGAAAAGGATCGTCATAGACGAATGCTTTCACAGGGAAATCTGTGTCCACACTTACTGCGTTTGCTCCCGGCCAATAGTTTTTAAAAGTAGTTTTACCAGTAACAGAGTCAACAAACTCTACGCCTGCTAATACACCTAAAGGAGATATCGCTTGATCAGAGATAATGATAGTTCCTGTAGCAGCAGGACACACGATCCCGCCATTGTATATAGCTGTTGCATAGTTGCTTGCAATCTCGTACTGTGTTGTGGCGTTATTATTTGGGTTGCCACCTACCTTTCCTATCGGACGAAGACCATAACCAGCTGTTAGATTATTTGCCATTTATTTTACTCCAATAATGGGGCCATCCTATTGTTTTTTAGGACCGCCAAAGGTTACACGAGATTGACGATCTGGTCGATTGATCGTCAT